ACACGCGCTAACTTACCGCGCCTAACTTAGATACCGCCCAGGTATGCACGCGCCATAATCAACGCGCGCCTAACTTATACCCCGCCCCTTGCAATCGACCAGCATACAGACGACATCCCCCAAGGGGGGTAGATGTTGCGGCGTCCTATACGTAACCCGCTCATATTTTTGCACCAAAACTAAACGGGTCACCAAAACTAAACGGGAACTGTACTAGTAGCTGTCAACTGTACCTGACTAGCTAGTCGATGGTTGCCCACTGCGTGGGGGAAAGCAGGAGCTCCCGTGAGTACAGCTAGTTCGTTGACATAGCCACGGGAGTGGCATGGATGAAGGTCGAACCAGGTAAGAGAGAGGGTGTATACTCACTCAATAGGTAAGATGTATAGGGGCGGAAAATATTTCCGTCAAGCCTAAAGTGCGGGAGGGTAGGATTGATGGGGGCTGGCGGGTAGGGGGGTGAGGGGTAGTGGTAGTGGGGTTTTATGGTGGAATTAGTGGATCATGGGTGAACGACAAACCCATTTGTTGATCACAGGGAGGGTAATATGATCAACAACGTGGGAGGTGGGTAGGGTAGGTAGGTAGGGTAGAGGTATTATCGAAGGAGAAGGTAGAGGAAAGCGGCGGAGGCGAGGGCTAGGGCGATGATCCGTAGTGGGGAGAAGGTAGAGGGGAGGGGGCTGTCTTGTGAGTCGGCGGTTATGTCGGAGAGGGCTTTGGAGAGTTGTTGCTCTTGTAGTTTCCAGAGTGGGAGGAAGCGGCGGACACGGCGGCGGACGGCATCTGTGGATCGTTGGAGTTGCTTGGCTATATCGGGGTAGGGTTTTTTTAGGTAGAAGAGTTGTTTAAGGAGTTTATCGTCTTGAGGGGACCAGCGTTTGCGAGTGACTTTAGGTTTCTTCATAGTAGTGTTAGTTGTGTTGGTTGTGATGGTTGGAAGTTGTCGCAGGTATGGTTTGGTGGTGGCGACTTGGTGTAGTTCTTAGAGGTGAGGAGGCGGCAGTTATTGTATCCGGGATGGTCTGGATAGATTTCGTGTTTAGTATGGGAGAAGTACTTGCATTGGTTGCAGGAGGTATGGGGAGGGGAAGGCCGCAGGTTGACGGCCTGTTCTATTTGTTGGTCGGTTATGGGCTTAGACATTGATCCAGGAGTTCCTTTGTCCTTTTGGTTGCTTATGGTACATACGTACAAAGTCCTTGAGTTCCTGGTTGAGGAGGTGTTGTCGTCGTTGCTTCATCCTTTGCTCTGGTAGTTGGTTCATTTGTTGGGTGAAATAATTGACTGCTATGGAGAGGGCATCGAGGCGGTCATCGTGGAGGATGGATCCTTTGTTGAGGGTGATGCGGGAGAGTTGGTAGAAGAGGGAGTAGGAGGCGCGTTGTTCGACGGGATAGGACTGTATGGTATCGTAATCGAGTTTGATGACAGTGGGGTCGATAATGAGGCGGTGTTGGGAGATGACGGGCTCTAGGGTGTCGATGATGCGGCGTTCTTTGTTGGTGGAGTGCTTGACTTCTTCTACGGCACAGGGGTAACTGGTGCGTAGATATGGCTTTAGAAGTTCAGAAAACATGCCGTCTCCGAGATTGGCTTCGATCAAGATTAGATTTACTTTGTTCCTTGCTGCTATACTGGTCAGTTGTTGAAGTACTGCTGGCTCATATCCCCCTTTGATACCGCCGGATTCGGGGCAGTAGAGGAATCCGTTTAGCATTTTGATGACGGAGTACCCGGTTTCGTCTTTTCCTCGTCCTGAAGGGTCGATGGACATGACCGATCCGGTGTATTTTATCATATCCCCGACAGTTTGTTCGGGGCGATAGTACCGGTCCCCGTTGAATCCGATGTTGGGGAGTGTATCATCCCAGGCATTTTTGGGGTTGGCTGCGTAAACGACACGCTCGGGGGCGACTTCATTGTCCACATTCTGGACGATAAGGTCGTTAATCTTGAGCGGGTAGCGGTCAACGTCCGAGAGGCGGGGATTGAGCATGTATTGTAGCTCATATCCGGCGCGTCCGTAGGAAAGTTTCCGTGCTTCGAGGTCTTCGGTGTTGAATCGGGTTGGCTCTGTTGGGAGTCCGGCGGAATCTGGGGTACAATCTTGCTCGATGATGGGGGCTAGTGTATTCCCGTAGACCTTGGCTATGTTGTGAGGGGAGACATACTCGGAAGGCCAGACCCGTGCGGTATATCCCCGCTTTTGTAGCTTGAGATAGATGCTATCTTCGCATTGGGGAGTCCCGAGGAAGATGATCCTGGCGTCATCTAGGGGCTTTAGGATAGCGTCGAACTCTTTGACCTGCTCATCTAGCTTGTCACGCATCCCCTGGGTCATGGAATTGTTGGGGACTTCGATGTCGTCCGCTACGATGATGTCGGCACGGCTACCTGTTAGCTGCGAGGTGATACCGAGGGACTTGACGGAGGGAGCATGGGAGGGAGGTGCTAGTCCCACATCGAAGGCAATCTTACTGAAACGCTGGTTGGCCTTGGGTTGGAGATGCTGGAGGATCGGGATCTCATGGATTAGGCGCAGGGTGAAGGTGCTAAAGTCGTCCGCCCTGGTCTTGGATGCGGATACCACCAGGATGTTCTTGGTGGGGTCGAGGAATAGCTGGTGTACGACGAATGCACTACACTCCCAGGACTTACCTACGCCACGAAAGGCTTCCACAATGCAGCGGGTTGGTCCATGTTGCAGGTAATCCGCTATGTCGTATTGGATTTGTGTGGGGTCTGGAAGGTTTAGGTACTTCCATACTAGGTACAGAAAGTTACGGAAGTCCTTTAACTCGTCAGGGATTTGCATATCGGGCTTGACTCAATGGATAATCTACACACATTACGGAGGAATATGGATAAACCTCAAGCAAAAAGGACACGCAAACCGAAAGCACCCCATCGCCAGGTTGATGGCTATGATGGAGAGACTGTGGAATCAGGGGCGAAGACAAGTATCTATCTGCCCAATGATGTCATGGATCAGGTCAAGAGGTTTGCGGATGCCGACAAAGTTTCCGTTAGTCACTTTGTACGAAGTGCGGTACTGGTAGCTATGCGCTCCAGGATGCGTTAGAGTTCGGCAAACTTCTTCTCGAAGTCATCATCCGCCATACCCTTCTGGAATGGCAGTACCTTGGTCAGGTCATTGAGGGGAGTACCCTCAGCCGCCGAGGTGATGACATCATTGTCTTTTAGGAGTTGTCGCGCCTGACCTAAGATGCTGGCGTTGTACTCGCCGGACTGGTGCATATCATCAATGGCAAGGCTGAAGGTGTCGATCAACCTGCCTTGCAATTCTTCCATGCGTTTCCGCATGTTGTCTGATAGCTGCTTGTCCATTATTGAATGGTTACACGGATTTGGCCTGTTCCTGTATTCCAGGTAGCTGTTGTGCCTATTCCTGCGCCAAGTTCATAATAATAAGGGTTATCTTGGAAGATAAGTTTCAGCCCACGGGTGGAAGTATCAAAAGTTGCTTGAACTCCAACAGATGTACTTACAGAGCTTCCATCAGGAGCGCAGGATATTTTAAAGCATTCTGTTGCAGAGGAAGAACTGCGAAACCATATAGTTACATCAAACGGAAAATATGAAGCTACATCCGTTGAAAGTATTTCAGTCAGAGACAAATTAGATCCGATAGAAGAGCCTCCCCAAGCAGTAACCCAGCCGGAGTCATAGATGTATCGAGAAGACCCCGACATGGCAACTGTACCATTGCGGTTCCAAATGGCATGGGTAACTCCTGGATCGGAAGTTGGTAGATTGCCTAACAGGATGTTGTGTTTCTCTCCGCTATTGTTATTGGCAGCGGCTGGATTTGATCCAGTTCCAATCTGCAAAGGTATTCCGTAAAGAGTTGAGCCAGCGTTATTATAGACTGCAAAGTTCAGGTAATTGTTGTTTAATCCGATATGCACCTGGCCTTTATCGGTTGGTGCGTCTGTATCTTTGAATACAATGGTTGAGGAAGTTCCTTCCAGAATGATGGAAGCATAATCAGCAGCATCTGTTCCTTCAGTTTGAATTTTCAGTACGCATTCACTTCCGGCATCGGTGTCGTGCATCAACACATCCCCGTGGAATGTGTGTTTGTATGCAGCATCTTCTATAACACCATCCCCGTAGACATTGTAGCCATCTGCCGTAAGCTGTATAGCCTTCTTACTTAATGAGCCAGCGTCTGTATAAAGTGACAGGGCTAAGGCATCCCCGTTGTTCACTAACTGCCACAATCCTTTGTCAGCGGTAGCTTGGGTGTCATACAAGCGAAGGACGGCTATACTGCCTTCGATGTTGACCTGTGCGGTGTCCGTTGCTCCAGCCCCATCGGCTATTACTTCTAGGGTTGCGTTGGTTCCACCTACTGTAACGCCATCTCCATTTGTAGCAATTTTTAGAGCAACATCTTTTTCTGCACCTCCATCATCCAATGGAATGAATTTCAATTCTCCATTAACTAAACGTACATTAAAATACTTATTATCCGTAGATCCGTTTGTATCAAAGAATTGGAGGATAGGAGATTGCGATGCAAGTATCAGGACGGCATTTGTCACCCCACTTGTGCTGGCATTCTCGATAGTAAGTACCGCTCCGTTTACTGCATTATCGTCATCACGGATTAACAGGTCGCCATAAAACTTGTGCTTGTAGGTTGTGGCTGGAGCTCCACCGAATCCGAAAGTGGCATTGCCACTATCGTATTGCAGGTTGAGTGGTATCACATCCCACTTCTTTGTAGAGGAATTGTAGGCCAGGACTGCATTAGCTACTGCGCCTGTACCAGAGACTTCCCATCTGCCGTTATCTTCACTCCATGTTAGGATTGCGCCGTCTTCTGCGTTTACTGTGCTGATTGGGTCTTCCGAGGCTTCCTGCGCCAAATACAAGTTGTGCAAGTAGGTTGTATCCAGGTCGTCGGCCTTGATGACGCTACCATCTGAGAAGTCTACCAATCTACCAACTTGGTCATTATTGATTCCTCTGGTATTCCTGTAAACCCGCACCTTTTGTCCGGCGGATAATGCCGGGGAAATGACAACCTTTTTGGTTGGACTGGTAGATATGGTGAAGGTGTAAGTGCCTCCAGAGCTATTTACATCGTAGTCGGTTCCATCAATGTTTACGATTACGTGATAGTCTTCAAGGTAGTCAAAGTTGATGGCGAAATCAGTTTCTCCTGCTCCGCTCGTATAGTCCGTGTATGTGTTGGCCATTTGGTTTCCTGGTTTTTTAGATTATCTAGATTCTCTTAGTTCCTGTAAAGCTCCCATTTGTTTGACCCCTACTTTCTAAGTTCCTGTACAATTCCCCATTGCATGACCCCAACTTTACCTTTTTTCTTTTGTTCCTCGATTTTTTCAAGAAGGTTTTCAGGTTGCGCCCCGGTCATTCTGCCAATCACATCAAATAGGCTACGATCCTTTTGGTCTACAAATTGAGATAAGAACTCTTTGTCTTTCAGAATGTCATCCTTCACCTGCTTATAGTATTTGCTGAATATTTTATTCAATTCCAGCAACCCTTCGTTTTCATACCTGTCTTGTCTGCTTTCGCTTTGAATGAATCCTTTGTTGAACTTGCGCTGCCATGAAGTCTTACTAACCAGTTGTTCCAAGGTTTCAAGCAGGGTCTTGCGATTGATCCTTGTCTCTCTTAGTCGCAGGTCGTAGTGATACCAAAGTGGTACACCTTCCGCATCAACATAACTTGCCATGTCAATGCCAGCAATGGTGGATGGCTTGTAGGAGATGTTGTTGTGGCCAGAATCGGCCAAGATATATTCTTCCAGCTTGGTAAGTGTTTGGAATTTCTGCGGGAATTGCCGCATCACATTAGTAGAGAACCAAGTCCCTGTCGGTTGAATGTCTTCTCCAAACCTGTCCGTCCTCTTGGCCTGTGCGCCATGTCCTAGTGCGTTGTAAACTATACGGGCTTGGAAGGAAGCCCCTTTCATGTCTGCAACTGTGCCTGATCCAGACTCCTCCCATTGCCTCACAAACTTGCGAATTTGGGCTGGAACTAAAAAGAAAGATGAAACAAACCTGGATTGCGCTCTAGCCTTCTGCTCCCTAGATCCACTTACCATGTCAGTTATGTCACCGATGGAAGAAGTGATTGGCTGATCTTTTAACAACTCTAGGAATGATTGTGCAGCCACCGAAAACAAATCTTGGTCAGATGTGAGGAACTTTTTGTTTTCTGTGCGTTCCAGTTCTTTGAGACGATGGTACATGCCAAGGTCAGCGGCGGCTGCAAATGGAAAGTTAAATGGTGCAGCAGCAGTGTATTCTACACCAAGCATATTAAATTTTTTTGTATTCTTTTCTAAGTTCCTTTTTTGCTCATCTGACATCCAGGCCAAAGATCCGGTCCCGTAACCATATCTACCTGCAAGATACCCAACTGTTCCAAGACCTATTGTCATCATAGTGTCCTTGAGGATGTCGAGGTTGTAGTCATTGCGTAGCTTTTGTACCCGTGTGATTTCTTGAGCTACAGTCTTGATCTCTTCTTCTGTCCTTCGTTTTGCTTCTGGAGTTAGACCTTCAACCTCCTTGCTATCTATCAAGGCTTGTTGCTCAAAGCGCAAACTATCCAACTTTGGATTGTGCGGGTTTTTGAAAGCACGTAATGGCGCGATAGAAAGACGGATTCCCCTGAATGTGCCTCTAACACCTACCCCCAGGAATGGCATCAAGATGCTCATCAAGGCACGAACTGAAGTATTCGACCTGTCTTCAACAACTTTGATCCCTTTTTCGATCAGTGCTGTAACAGTTCCTTCTATGTCATCCGTGTTGGCAGCTTTCAATAATTCGATTTCAACTTGGTTTACAATAGATTGGTCATGGCTTGAACTAAGGACTGCAACTCCATCATCGTCCACCCACTGCTTTTTATAGTTTTTCTCGGCTATTTCCTTTAATTCGCTAAAGTTTGCATCTGGATTTAGATCAACAGCTTGCTTGAGAGAATCGGAGTACATGCGTCCCCGGAGCAACTGCCTCTGGAAAAGACCATCCATTACGCCAATACCCCTGGCTCCAATGGAAAGTATGTCCATTATCTTGCCATTCAGAATCGTATGCAGGAGGTAGTTTGTTATATTTGTGACACCTTTATCCCTAGCCATTGCATCGGCGTATGCCTTTTGCATCAATCTCGTCCCTGTCTTTCGCCCGTGATGGTCGAAGTATTTCATGGCGGACTTATTTGTTATGTCCCTACCCTCAACAAAAGTACGTGCTGAGTATTTCAGCATCTCCTTTAGATTTATGCTAGAGAACATGGCCATTGTGCCATGCAAATCAGCTAGTGCCATTTTAGATGCCTTCGAGATGGACTTGTCTTTCCATGCGGTAAAGATGAACTCCGGTATAAAGCCGACAGTTTGTTTAATCCCTACACCAATTCCGGCAGGTACAGCGGCAGCAACAGATGGCAGTTGGTCGATCATTGCCATTCTGCGAGCGGACAAGTACCAGTTTATTGCGCTATTGTATGCACCAAACTTGTTCCTGTTTGCACCAGTGATAGCTGTATTGAGGTAGGAATTGTACAGGAGTTTGATGAACTCTTCGTCTTTGATTTTGTTTGCGGCCTTGTCGATGTCCCTCAGTTTTTGCGCCATCCGTTTCTTGGAGTCTCTAATTTCCTTTTCGAGCTTCTGCAATCTACCCGGCGTCTTGGTTGGTCCTTTAGGTTTTTTTGCTGTGATGCCACGCATTTCTGACATGACCCCTCGCCCCTCAGCTTCAATTATCTCTTTGCGCTGTTGTAACCTTTGTATGTACTTCTCGTTCTCCTTGATTGCATCCTGGTAGAACTTCTTTACCCTGAGCTTTTCCTGTACTTCGGCAGATAATTGCTTCTTTAGCTTGGCCTTTGTTTCTTCAGGCTCGTCAAATACTTTCTTACGCAACTCTTCTATTTGCTCGTCTAACTTGCTTGCCGCTTTTTGCTGTTGCTCCAGTAGCTTTTTAGCTAAGACATCCTCCTGGCTCTTCTCAAGATCTTCTATTGGTTTTTTAACAGCCTTTTTTGTTTTCCTAGTAGGCTTGGCCTCTGGCTTTTGAATAATCTCCTCCGCAGTTTCACCCATCTTTTTAACATCAATGATAGGCTCTACGGCTTCTTCTGGAGCCTTTGGAGCGGTGATGCTCTCCAGCGTTTCACGCATAGCCAACTCATCCGGTGTCCTTCCGGTCTTAGCCGTCTCATTGACCAACTCCAGGAGCGATTCGAGAGCTTCATCTTCATCTATATTTTCCTGGCTGATTTGTTTATATTGTGGGTTTTCGGGGTTTTGGATGAAGTATGGACTCTTCCGTGGGGTTGCTAGTCTAACTGCTGCTGGATCATCTGCCCTAAAGCCACGCACGCCACCTCCAGCCATAAACTCTAGTGCATAGCCAGTGTTCAAGTTGACCTTGCGTAGGAAGTTTATCTCATTGGACAACTCCTTTGCTACCGATTGGTTCCCTGCATCTTTGTGAAGTTCATTTACTAAGTGCAGGATTCTTTCTTCCGTGTGACTTTGCAGATCCCTCAATGCCTTCGTCACAGATTGAAGGTTCGTTTGGTGTGTAGAAGAATCCGGCTTAACAAGCTGTGAGCGTTTGTAAATATCTAGGAATGTTTTCTCCCTAGCCTCATCCACATAAATAGGATTCTTTAATTCCTCCGCAGACTCCGTGACTGGCTTTACTTGTTCAACTGGAGGAGTTACCCCCTCCGCATCTGGTGTAGCTTGTGGAGCAGAGACAAAATCTTCTTCTTGTATTGGCGGAAGCTCAGGCTGTGAAAACTCACCTGGGTCTTGGATCTTTTGTGGCTCTGTTGGTTCTGCTAGATCAACTTTGGTTGCTTCGATGTCTGCTTTGGAGAACTCCTCTGCTCCATCTTTCATTAACTCAAGAGCTTCTTCTATTACCTCAATCTCTTTCCGCTTAGTACGAATGGCCATTTCTTGCCCAATCCTTGCAGAGTTAGCATAACTGGCCCACGGATTGGATGTAACAGAAGAAGGTAGCGGTTGTTGTAGGTCTGCAAGTGTTGCTTGCGCAGTAGCAAGTCTTTCCTTGAGTGAGTCAACAGATGTTTCAAATACTTTGGTTGCTTGTTTTCTTCCCCATGCGCCTGTTTTCCCCCATAAATTGAACAAAGAATTGAAGCCAGCACCAAACCCGGCGGATAGAAGATAGTCGTAGGTGTCCCTATTTTCCCGGTCGTTTAATAAAATCTCTACCTCTTGCCGCAGTACAGATTCTGACAATCCCATTGCTGCACCGGACACAGACTTGGTGGCTCCGAATACAAGAAGATCTTTCCTTTTCCATGCCTTCATGGATTGCAAGGATGGTTGATGTATCTTGAATACCTTCTCCCCTGCCTTGGCTACTGCCTTGTCAATGCCTGTCCCGACCACAGTCAAATTGAACACAGAAGCAGCAGCGACTTCTCCCCATGAAGTCTTGTCCTGCAAGCCATAGGCTTTGCGTATTTGCTGACCAGCTATATTCGATGCTGCACCAATAGCCGCCTCTCCAGCGAGAAACACACCAGCACCAATGGCAGTGCTTACTGGCTCTGGAGTAACTACCCCTGCTGATCCAGCCGCCCTGGCCGCATTTGCGATCCGAACAGCATTCATGTACCTGCTCCAGGCTATGCCACCTGCGATACTTCCGCCGATCTCAGTACCAACACCTAATGTCGTTCCAATTATGGCTCGCTTCTTTGATATTGTCTCAGCAGCAGTTACTTCATCTGCCATAGCATACATGGCATTCAACACTTCCGGGTCTACGCCTTCTGGCGCAGATGCAGCCATATAATCCCGAAGTCTTGCTTGCTGCTGGGCTTCCTCTTCTTCCCTGCGCTTGATGATGTCTTCTGCTGTAATTGGCATAGAGGGTATTATTGTGCTTTTCTAAGGGAATGTTGAATATCAAAAAATTCTTCAATGGATTGTATCAACTCTTCCGCATCCTTTCCGAAGATACCAAATTGTTGAAATTGCATTAAGGCTTTCTCTTGGTTTGCCTTCTGGTCTTTGGTCAGTGGAGTAGGATCTTCAGTAAGTTTCCCATTGTTATCCATGTCGTATCCAAACATTCGGCTTGCTGCATTTAGCCAATTCATTTCCAGAATAGTCATTTTAGCCGCTTCAAGATTTCCTTTCCCAAAGAATTGTATGTTGTCCTTGTAGTCTAATCCAGCCGCCTTCATCAGCCTGGGAATCTCTTCCTCATCCCATTTAGTAAACCCAAATCTTTTCAGGGATGTTTTTAATGAATCATCATCTTTATCCTTTACCATCTCCTCACGATCCTGATTGATTTGTGCAGGCGTTGTCACACTCTTATCAAACCATCCTGCTTTTCTGAGAGATGGATATTTCTGAACCCTTGGCGGGGTGTCCTCAATCTCACTTTCTTCCGATGGACTTATCTTGTAAAGACTCTCGAATACATCCTTGTATCTCCTTTGTTGCTGGTCTGCCAAATCCTGTAAAACTTTCAGACGTTCCGTTGGGGCAATATATCCTGGTTGACCCTCCGTAAGCTGGTCCATCTCCTTTGCTTTATCGAACAAAAGTAACTTGATATTCCTTAATGCTACTTGATTCCGAAATAGATCTACTTGTTCTTCGGCAAATTCTTTATCTTCTAAATCTTCAAAGTTTATCGTCTTAAATATTAGTTCTAGGGATTTATCTAAACCCCGGTACAATGGCGTTTTGTAGACGTATGTACCTTTTGTCATTTCATTGTAATATTTTTGCAGTTCTGGAAACTGGAGTGGCTTTAACAATAATTCACCACGAACCTCAGCTAACGTAGGCGTATTCTCTCCTGCTAAGCTGATCCGCCCTTCCATGCGAGCAACGATTTCTCTTTTTTCAGCGGGACTTAATCCCCTACCCAATGGTGATTCGTCCAATGCCTTTAGTTTCCTTGCGATACCTTCTTGGGTGCTGAAGTAAATCTCCTCGGATGTATCGCTCCCAGCCAACCCCAATGCGTCATACAGTTTTTTGAAGTTCTGTAATGGTGTGCCTGTTTCTGGATTAAAGACTATGGCTTGTAATTCATTTAATCTTTCTTCTGTCTGACCCTTCTCCCCGACTGTCCGCTGGAAAGTCAGGACTTCGTTTAAAAGATCACGATCTGCTTCAGTAAATTCATTTATATTTGTGACAGAATTAAGTCGGCCAATTAAATTTGTAGCTTTGTCCGAATGTCGGTCTGCAAGCTCTTTTTTGTCCCTAGTCCTATCCTGTATCTTGTCGTACTCGATCTTGTTGCGGATTTGGTTTAGTTGGGCTTGTGCAGCAGTAGACTTGAACACTGGCTTCCCATTGATTTTGACGCTCTCTGTGGCATCCAATAGAGTCATTGCCTTTGCATGTTGGCCTTCATCCGCTAACTGGCGTGCATAGGTAGCAACCGACTCAGAGAGGATAATTGTGCGATCCAATGGATTTGGATACATTCCTTTCAAGCCATCGTCATAGCTTGCCAAGAATAACTGTGTATCAGCATAGACTGTTGTGGACTCTGGATCTCCTGTGATCCTATCCAACTCTATTCCGACCTCCATCCTTGCGATGCCTCTGGCTCGATCCTGTATAGCCGCATCTCTTGCCCTGTCAGTTTGTGACACAAAGTTAGATGCTTCCGCATCAGCTATCCTGTTGAAGGCCAGGAGAGCATAGGGGTTGTTCTGTAGCTTCTCCGCAATCTTACCACGGGCATTGGCGATCAGTTCGTTTACTGCATCGTCATCGGCATCAGGGGAAATGACATCATTGTATCCTTTGTTCAGTTCTTGAAGAAACTCACTCTTCATCATCCTACCTATCCCGGCATTGTAGGATTCACGGAAACCAATGCGCTGAGAGTTTTTTAGCAGACCTTGATCCACTAGCTTCTGCTCAGTCTTAAATAGCTCCAGCTTCTTTTCCTCGGTATCTGCTGCCGCCGCATCTCGTGCAAACTGCAATTCCCCTAGCTTCTGGCCTTCTATTCTCTGGATGCCCTGGTATTTGCTATACGCAACTAATCCCTGGTTTACATTGGACAGAGCGGATGCAAGTTTAGTCAGTCCGCTAACTGGTGCTTCCTGTACTTGCACCCGATACTGACCCGCTGACACAGCAGCAGGTTTTGCAATCCTACCCGGTAAATCCTGAACTTGTTCTCTGGCCATGTCTTATCCGAATCCTAGCTGATAGTTTTTATCAAAAGCAGTAGTCTGAAATGCGCTTGTAGATCCACCAGATCCAGAAGGTAAACCTCCGCTAGCTGCTTGCATTTGCGCCCCTTGTGCGTATCCCTGCATCCCGGCGGATGCAATGCTTGCTACACCTTCAAGCAAGCTGGGTTCATTCACAGGACGGCGTATGCCTATTAGATTCTGTTGGCTACGCATTCCTATGTCGGATAATGCCAAGCCCGTAGCAATGTCCTGGTATCCACGCTCCTTGGTTAGTGCAGTCCTGTAATCACCTAGCTGCCGATAATAGTCGCCAATCATTACATCAATACCCTGTCCGGCAACTCCGGCCTCACCTGCGGCTACCCTGGCTCTTGCAATACTAGCCTTTGCCATCTGTTCAGCTTTAAATGCTTCGGCTTCCCTAGCTTCCATTTCCATTCCGGTGCGAGTCAACATTGCAGATTGCTCCTGGAGGAATCTCTGCTGCTCCTGCTTTGCAGCAATCTCTTGGTATTGCCTTTGCGCCCTAGCTTGCTGGCGTTGGCCAATGAAGGATGCTGCCGCAGTTGCAGTAGACGCTACTGCTGCCATTACTGCTATGTCCCAACACATATCAATATCCTCCCTTCCGTATCAAGAAATACTCATAGCCAGCAGGAGTGTCCTGAGTCTCAAAGAACTCCGCATTCAACCATCCTAGCCATCTCTTGCTCACTGTATTATCTTTGCTAATCAAATTAAATCCGTAGTCGTATCCAGTAAGGAGGTAATCTATCCATGTGCGACTATACCGCAAGAACGTAGATTGTACTGTCCTGACCAGATCCGTACCCAACATCCAGATCGTAGCGATTGTCGGGGTGTCCGTCTTTCCACATCCAAAGCAAGCAATCAGGTCGCCATCAAACGTCCGCATGGTCATGGCGATGTCACTATTCTCATAGCTGACATTGCAAGCATAGTCGGTCAGTACGCCTAAGCCTTTGATTTCATTGACATCCTGTTCACGCAACTTGTCACACAACTCCGTGAGATCGCCCCGAGTTGCTTCCTTAATTACGCAATCTGAATACTTAACCTCCATATCTGCGACTCCTGCTGCTGGCGTGTGATTCAAATTCTGCTGCCAATATTTGAACTGGCAATGCGCTATCCGATGTTACCGAGATGGTAATGTCGTCAGGCTTGGAGTAGACAGGGAAGCGGAAGAATCCGTCCTGTACTGTCAAGATTCCTAATGCCGGGTCTGCGCCTAGTATTATGGGATTGTAGATGTGTTCGTAGGATGGCCTGTACTTGGATGCCACATTGACGATGAAGTGTCCTGTGTTGGCAAACTCAATGCTGCCCGTCCGTAGAGTCTCCTTCGTGTAAACACTAGCTGCCCTGCCTCCACCTACTGATGGTTGCTTTAAGGTCGGGCGTGTAAAGGTATAGGAAAATTGGTAGGGGATTCCAATGTATGCGCTGCTGCTGTAATTACCAAGAACGACAATGGTATTCCCGCTACGGCTATCTACATTGGCTTTCACTCCGGCTTGGCTCCATACTTCAGCCTCAAAGTCAGTTTCGTCTACTTTGTATGGGGCTGTGAAAGTTGTCTTGTTGGTTCCGGCATGATAGCTCGGGGAACAACTGGCAGCTGCTTTCCGTTTATCCAAGTGGATCGAGTAGTCTAGTCCTGAATCCACCAGACCACTCTCCAGAGACATCTTTTCCAGGTGTGTCCTGGTATCATCCTTGGTCACTAAGTACAGGTCGCTCTCCAGGAAGAATGCGCTAACAATGTCATTGCCGAAGGTGAACTTAGACCAGGAGCTTTGGATGCGCTCGGTTCCGCGCCAGAAGTATTTGTAGATGTATGCTTCCTTCAGGCTGCTACCAAGGCATACGATACAGTCTTCGGAGTTAGTCCCGGCCATGTGACGGATCTCGCCAGCAATGTATCTGGGGATGTGTTCGGTAATCTCATCTGCCCTCATATTGTCATTACTGACATCCATGAAGTATTCGTTGACTGCTCCGAAACTGTTCCTGGTGAATGGGAAGTAAATGAACTGTCCAAGTCCCAGGGGGCGAACCTTGCTGGAGGCTACATATTCTGTGATTGGACTGATGTTGATTGTCTTTGGGGTCAGTAGTTCATTTCCCTTGATGACGAACTGCGTCTCCTCACTAAATACAATTAGCTTCTCTTGGAATGCCGCTACGTGCTTGAGGAAACTTACCTTGGTATGGGATATGCCTACGTCAATAGGTGCGCTGTCTAGCAGCTGGAGAACTGTACTGCGGAAAAAATTTCCGTACTCATCCGCTTCGCTGAACAGGATGTTCTGCCCGGATAATAGTCCCAGGCGGTTCTTCCAGAAAAAGATATTCTCAATGGTGTTTTCGACAAAGGATGGGTCTGGGTTTGTCGTTGTGTCCCCGACTTCCCGTGTCCCCCATGTGTTCTGGATGATGCAGTAATTGGTGTCGTTAGGATCTTGTGGCCTGATGATATATGGCAACTCGGTAGCATCTAAGGCTGTCGGTGTGTCCGGGGCAATTGTTTCTACCCATGCGCCTTCACCGTAGTCATCCGTTGTTGCTCCATCTTCTTTGACCGCAAACTTAACATAGTAGTCATCTTGGGCTAATTCTACGTCACCAGCTACCTTTACTCGAAAATCATGGAAAGCGCGTGTCGGCAGATCGGTTAGTCCGCCAACTTCTTTATACACCACTCCAATGCCAATGTCGCCTAAGCCATCGTGTGTATGAACATGGAAAGAAGAACCTCCTGTATATTCTATCAGGATCGCATTGGCGTTTGTTGCCGCACTATAATCTGTCCCACTTACTCCTTCTAAGTGTGCAAGCGTGACAGTAATATTGGCAATCGGATCTGATGGATCGGCGGCTATTGCAGTAGCTTTTGTATCAAGGATTGCAGCATATACGCCCTGCGCAATGACCTCCGTTGATGCGCCTTCTTCTTTTACGGCGTATCCAGCCCCAGTAATATTAGTAGGTTTAACGCCATTTACTAATTCTGAGTTACTGGTTCCTCCATCGTTTGACTTATATGTGCTATGATATGTAGTTCCGCCAATAACAACATCCACATGGTAATCCTTGGCATAGTCACCTTGCTTGATGAAAACGATTGCCTTTTTCTCAAGTGCATCACTATTCGTCCCGGACGCACTGATCGTCTTGGTTTTGTTCAGGATGTATGTGGTATCAGCAACTGTGATGGCCGTCAGATTGTCCTTTGGCGTGGCATTGCTGATGTATGTAACATTGGGCGGATTTGTATTTGTAAGAGCATCGTAGACGTTCAGTTCCGTCCCGTTATCAATGTTGTAGATCTTTGGTGTAGTGGCAGTAGCAGGGTTTGCATTCGGTTCTATTACCAGCAAATGCCGTAATCCTGGCCCACGATTGATGAAATGTACGAAGCTATTTTCACTTATCGGGGTATCTGTCCCTAACTCCCCCACAAACTGAGTGAATGGACGCTTCTTCAACCCATCTACAACACTACTATACCCATTGACCTGCGCCTCACCTTGGCCAGGGAACCGAAGGTTGTCAGGTTGTTGGCTAACCCCCTGCGCTAAGTTCGGGATGCTGGTATTGATTAACGGCATTACCTAACCAAAGTCTGGAATACTTGTAGATTGTCAAATACTGACCTATCAGCAGAAGCGGAGTCCGAGGACTTGGCCAATCTCCTGGCCTCAAATTCGTCCCTCAATGTGAAAGTTTCCATCTCCCCGCTGCCGATATATCGTGCAGCCATCTTCCTTGCTGCCCTAATGGTAATCCAACGCCGGAATGATTCAGGTATTTCTGTAAAGTCTAGTAGGAAGGTGATCTCGACATCCAGGTTCTTTGTGAATGTTTCCCGGTGGTTCTTCCTGTCGTACAACTTAGTGCCTCTCTGCACTATGTCTATGTCCGTGTACTTGTTGATCTCGGTGTCTACCCGCAGTGTGTTGCTTGGTAGGACAATCTTGTTATCCGAATCCCTGATTAAAGTGTAGTCCTTCTCGGTATTGAATGCCCATCCTTCCGATTGTACCTCCCTGCTTGTGTCGTCCAGGAGGTTCTCTGCTACGACTACTTGGACTGGCTTACCACCTGTTGCGTCCAGTGTGTTCACCGGATGCTCTCCAATGACCCCTATGATGGTATTTACCGCTTCTAGTCTGGTTGTAAGTGTTAGTGCCATAGTCGTATGTATTTAAGGAAAGGGGGGAGCAGTAGTGAAAGGACGAAAACTACTACTCCCCCACGATCCATTGGGGAATTACCTATTAGGCAACAAGCTCAAGAGCGCACTCCGGGCGAAGCACGCCGTGACCCATTGCATATTTGGCGAGGAAGAGGGTTGATTGATACTCTGGTTTGTACTCGGACTCGGTAGCGAGGTCGAGAAGTTTCACAGTACCAACTGCCGCTGGGTGAGCAATAACACCAAAGGTATTACGGAAGTCACCATTGTAACCTACACCACTACCGCCGAACACATCATTGCTAGAAGCACCATCACCAGTGGTAACGGCAGACAAGTTCGTGGAAGGGATGTGGTTGGATTTGTAGATCTTGATCCCGGCAATGCTAGGAATCGTACCAGTGGAGATGCTGCCACTTCCACCAATGTCGCTGTTAGCGGCAGAGGTAAGCGTGAGAACATTGCTTCCGTCAGCACCAGTGAGGAGCTTGTAGTATTCTTGCGGACGAAGAACACAGAAGCGATCCATCTCAGGAACGTCATTCTCATCGAGCCTTTGGGCTGCAACGAAGAATGCGTTGATGAGGTCTTGTGCTGTGAATGCGGCAGGGGTTCCTGGGACACCAGGTGCAGAAACATCGCCATTGGGGATGTCGATCTGTCCACCAGTCTTGTTGGTCTGGGTCAGGTTAGCACTATCACGGGCAGCAGCAACAAACACTTTGCAGATGGCAGTGTCGAAGCGTTTAGCCAGCGCACGGCCAAGCTCAGTAGCATAGATGCTGCGGATGTCGTAGTGGTTCTTTACGTCATCCAAGTTGTATAGCATGGTCGAAGCAACCAAGAGATCGTCAATGGTGATGACCTTCTCAGTCTTTGCGATGTCGCTAAGGTAGGTGGAGCTAGCCCCGCCTTCTTGGATAATGTTCTGCCCAGGGGTGTGGTAGTTAGCCGAAGCAACACCCGTTACCGGGAATTGTGCGGACTTACCAGACGTGATGGTACGGATGGTGTGGAGAGCCTTGAATACGTTTGCTTCTTCAAACGTGCTGAGGATCTCCCCGGTGAATTGTTTAAGGAACAAGTCGTTATAACCTGATCCTGCCTGATTGTCATCAAACCTTGATGGTACGGTTAAGCCTTCGTTGGCCATTGTAGTGTCTCCTTATTAGAGGGTTATAAGATAAGTGATTAAGTTATCTCGCTCTCCGTCAAAGGTATCACCCGCAGGTGGCTCCGCTTAAAACGAAATTATGTTCACAACGCTAAAACGCATTGCGAAAATTTGTCAAATTAAAAGGTACTCACCTGCAACCTGCGCTGGACTTGTTTATGGAAGCTGGAGTTCTGGTCCCTATATTCTGGTCGTCCCATGTCTTTTGCGGCTTCCTTCATACTTCCGTATGGTTGTACCCCGCCAAGTCCAGAGGTTTCGCCCTGGTAGACTTTGACTCCTTTATTGTTCTCAGCCTTATAGCGGTTGAAGATATACTCAGCCGCCATCATTGCAGCGTCAGGATCTCCAGAGTTATAAGCATTGTTGTAAGCCGCTATCTGGTTTTCCGTCAGGTTGGAGTCAGCCCAATCCAACATGGCATCATGTTGGTTCCCTGCTACTGACCTGACCTTGTTATCAAACTGCTCACGCATTGCATTCTGTCCAGCAATGAAAGCGTCTACGACTTCCCGTGGGAATCCTGATTTCTCCAGGGTTCCATAGGTGGTATCGCTTAGTCCATTCTGCTCGAAGAACTCAGTCCGTGCTGACTCTAATACTTCGCCTACGTTGTTAGTCGGAGGGGATTCGTTGTCCGGCTTCCGCTCCCCGAGTTTCTTTTGTAACTCAACGTAAGCCTTAGCTTGTTCTTCTACGGACTTGTATTTATCCAAGAGCCATTCGGGACGCTCCGGTTGTTCTTCTTGTCCTTGTTCTTCTGGTTGATCCTCAGCTAGTTGTTCATCGACAACTTCCTCCTGGTCTTCAGGTGCGATCTCGGAGGGTGCGGGTTCATTGATTTGTATGCTACTTACTACGCCCATTTCTTATTCTGTTGGTTGTTGTGCTCTTTCTGCCATCTCCTGCTGTTGCATATATTGTGCGCTCGCAGTCTCAATGGCGGGTTTACCAAGTTGAGAAGCCATCATCATCATTTGCTGCTGTTGCTGCTCTTGTGCTAATTGCTCCTCAGACTTAACTAGATTCTCTGTTTCAATGCCGAGTGCCGTTGCCCTCCGCTTGAAGTATTCAGGTATGCTCAAGACTTGCTGGACTGCTTGTGGGCCCACTACTTGGTTCGCTCCAGCCAGGAACATATCCAGGCGATTAAGGTCGTTACCACGTCCAAGGGCTTCCACGCCTGTAGTAATGGCTGGCTTGACTATACCCTTGGGTAGTTTCGGAAGACGCTTCTCTTGGGTCATGCGGTTCATCAGGAGGCGCACCAATGGCAACTGGAACTCTTGCGCTTGTAAGCTGTACAATCCACCAAGGGCGGACTCTAGCTCCTGGGACAACATACGGATCTCCTCGGCGGTAACACGCTCTGCTCGCCGCACCACGCCGCTGTTGATTAAGAATGCCTGGGATACACGCTCTTCAATCCTTGTCGAAGTCTCCAAGGCTACTCTGAAGTCATTGTACTTCTGCAACTGCAATGGGACTACATCTTGAGCCAAGCCCTCGATAACGCCGCCGTTGGGTGCATTTACAATGTCGTCGGAGTTTGTTACCCCGTTGGGATTGTTCAAAAATAATAACCTGGAAGCAGCAGCAGATCCTTCGAGGAGCGCACGGGACAGTCCTTCCAGGGAACGAAGGTCGCCAAGGTATTCCTCAACGTATCCACGGCCATAGCTTTCCCCGTCGATCCGGTTGAAGCGCAAAGCAATGTAAGGAAGTTTCTCCTCCGTGTATGTAGTTTCGGTATCAGGCAGCACTATGCCTTTGATTTCCTGCCATACACGGAATGTATCCTCACCTTCACGGACAATGGCCGTGTAGAGGTCACAGTTGGCTTCCTTGTCGTTGGCATACTGTGAACGGATCTCTTCAGGAAGTGCAGAGTGCGAGATGGTTTCCTGGGTAACAATCTTGAGGATGTTGCCCATCGGGTCACGTTTCACCACATACCGGTCCAGTCGGAAGACCCGGGTCTGTCCTGACTTGTCCATGTAGATCAAGGCATTGCCAGTAACGATCAAGTTGCGGATTGCTTCGTATGCTCCAACACGGATGGCGTTGGTTTCAATCTCCATCGAAACACTCTTTTCAATCTCCGATAAGGCTCGCTCCAGTTCAGTACGCAACCCACTAGCTTGCTCTTGTCCTAGTTCGGCCTGGGCTTTATTGAGTTCTCCCCGGTCGATTGTCAGGCGGAAGAATGGTGCGTTAGGTGGTAGCAATGCCAACAACAGCTTGGATGCCAGATTGTTTACTGCTTTTGCGCCTATGCCTTGATATGGCGTGGGTAGCCTGTTTGCGGGGCTATGTCCCAATGGCGGCATAAGGAATGGTATGGTCAGCTTAGAACCATCCCGCGCCCTATCCAGGAACATATACCTGTCCGATTCTAAATTCTGATAAATACCTTGTGCAGTTTCCATTACCATTTCTCCTTGTCTGCCCAATACGCCGCGGACATCTTTCCTTTTGCGATGTTCTTGGCGTGACGGGCTTTAAAAGATTTTCTCTTAGCTTTCATCCTAGCTGACTCCCCTGCTTTAGGTGCGCCAGCAGTCTTAGCTCCTTGTTCCCCAAAGCGGATGGTCTTCACCTTGTTCCCGACCTTTGCCACGACAACGTGGCTTTTCTTTGGGTGGCTAGGGGTGCGCTTGGGTTTGTTGTACCCGCTAACCCCTGCCCTTACTAACCTGGAATCTTTCTTATTCGGCATCGTTCTTAGCGGCTGGACGTTTCAATCCTTTGACCGAGGCGTTGATTCCGAACAGCGGGTTGGAGTGTACCACATTGATTGACTCAATGGTCAGTACATCATCTTCGATCTTCGCATTCTGGGCGTTGACTGTGGTACTGGTGATATTGCCAGTCCTGGCGTAGTTCAGTTCCCCGAACTCGTAGCCCGGAAGATCCTTGATGGTTTGTGAGAGATTGAGACACCCAGTCCCCGCTACGCAGTAACCGAGTGCCAAAAGTGTGATGATCGCTTTCATGGCTGTATGTTATACCTAACTTCAAAGTTATTTTCGTCAAAGACTAAATCATTTCTCAAGAGGCCACGGGCTAGTGCGTATGTACGGCACACATCGTTCTTGTCCGGTACTTTGCATTTGTATCCGATATGCGTTCCAATCCTTACCCCGAGGTAAATGAGATAAGACTTGAGGCCACCCATGCCTTCGGCGTGCGCTGCGTCCCTGAGTATGCCGTCCGTGGTTGCGTTGCCTGTAATAAAGAATCCACGTAGCCAGTCGTGCAGGATGCCGGAATAATAGAACTTGTTTGGGTTTATCAACCAATGTAGGAACCAGGGGACGCTTGGTCCGTCTGTTACCCGGCCAGCAGGGACTACCCATACAGTCTGGTGCGGGAAGTATTTCTCTACCAATGCCTCCAGGTATTCCTTCGATAAGAAATTAGGTTGCTCACATGCGTAACCAGTCCGCCATGAATCCAGGAACGCTTTAATCGTGACATCGGATATGTACCCTCCGGCGTATTGGAAGACCAATGGCTCCAGGGTGATGACAAAATTGCCATCAACCTTTACCAGTTTTGGGTCATTTAAAAACTTTGCTTTCATCTTAGTACGTCAAAGACCTTGGACACCATCACGTTGATTGCCATACCGATGCCGATGCCGATATAGACTTTGGTGCGTAGGTCGTCCAGTTTCCCTGCCAGAGGGGCGAAAGTGTGTTCTTTGTGGTGGCGGAGTGCCTCCCTGTCCTCGATCTCACGGAACTCAACAGCAGCCATCCTGGCCTCTAATCCTGCCAGTCTTTCATCATGCGTGGATGGAATGTGATGGTTCATTGTCCATCAGTGCCGTGACATTTGAGGAGTATGTTTAACTTCTCGTCCATACGGGACAAGGTTTTGCCAAGCTCGTTGATGCTGTTCCCGTGGCCATGTACTTCTTTGGCCAACTCGGCTACGTTGCCTTCAATGACCTTTAGTTTCTCCACGTCTACGTCGAGTCGGCTTTCAATTTTGTTAAGCCTCTGGAAGATTTCCTTGTTGTTTTCCCGTTCCGCACCTTGCTTTTCCATGAGCGAGACAACCTTGGTTTTAAGTTCGCCGTAGCCTAAGACTGCCCCGCCTACTGTGGCGAAAGCGGCTATTGAGCCAAGTAGGACTGTCGGGTCAATTTCCATAATTTTCAGATGTCAGATTCTATGTACCAGATGTCATTTACATCATTGACGATTCCTAAAATCTGCTCATGTGTATAGACTGTCTTTCCATACAGGCAATAAGGTTTGTTGCCTTCATATTTTACAATAAAAAATTGCCCGTCACTAGAGTAGCGAACATCGCCCTGATCTTGGATTACCTTTGTAAAATCAATGGAATCCAACTCCGAAGTCGGTACAATGATGTATCTTAAATTATTGTATCTCATCGGATGTTACGGAACTGAGGTTGACCAAGTTGCCCCACTGATTGTTCCACTATGACCATTCCCAGAGGCATCTGCCACTGATGTTCCAGAACCCTCTTCGAGAGGTAGATTCATCACAGTGTTTGCAGTGTTTGGTGCTAATGCGCCAGTATTATAAAGGTTTGACATTTCATCAGCGGATAATTCTTTGTCCCATATTTGTGCTTCAGCAATCAATCCGTTTGCGTAGTCCGGCGTTGTGATATTCAGTTTACCTAATTGGACTGCACCACTTGTATTGTGCATGGCTACGTAAGTTCCTTGCGAATTACCGGACATTGAAACTAGGGCTCCATCAACATAAAGATTGATGTTGGTGTAACTACCTCCACCACTATACGTTGCACCAACATGATACCAAACCCCTGTGCTAAGAGGTGTTAGTCTCCACCTATTAAGTGAGTTACTGCCAGTTAAGTCAAAAAGAGACAAGGCAAGGTTACCAGCTCCGTCTCCAGTAAATACCCATTCTCTATTGCTATTATCTTGGAATTTAGAAATAATTCGGAATTTAGTCCAACTATCGGCTTTTACCCATGCGGTAATACTGAACGGGCTGTCAGTTGTTCCGTTGCCAAACGACAAATCGTCGCTATCTGGTACGCTCACATAATCATTTACCCCGTCAAAGTCCAAAGAGTAAAAATTTCTCAATGGCTTGGCTATGCTACCTACCATGCCTGGAAGTATAAAACTCATTACGATGAGGTTTCGCCAGCAAGAATCCAGGTTGTGTCGGCATAAGACAGGAGGCTTGCTACCCCGTATTGTCCTGCAATCTTGGTGTGGCTATTGCGGTTGTTGATTGTCGTGCCTGAGCCGGAAATAGTAACCTGCCCTGCCCCAAGTTGTACCAGTGTGCAGTTGAAGTTAGCACCCAGGCCAGTCGGTACAGTCAGTGTGATTGCAGAAGCATTGTCTAGCGTGATGACCTTTCCTGCATCTGAACTGAGCAGGGTATAGGTCGTGCCTGTCTGTGCGTTGATGCTGGCATCAAACCCGAGGATCGAGTTGCCATCGAAGTTGAAATCGTTAAGGTTCCCAGCATCAATCGTGACCGACCCGGTAAGGCTGTTTACGCTCTGCACAGGGGCTGCGCCCATCAGGTTGGTCACTGTTACCTTCTTGGTAACTGGTGTGCCACCAGGATCGTCTACCATCGGGATGATGTCTGTCCCTGCTGGTGTTGCACCGAGGGCTGTTAATTCTGTAATCTTTTTGTCTGCCATGTCTTATGCCTCCCAAATTAAAAAGTCACCTGCTTCGGTGAGTAGTTGCTCGCTAAGTTCCGTAAGTAATCCGTCAACGGCTCCTGCTGGTGTGCTAGGGAAATCACCCAGAACTGCTACACTTGAGGGTACACTAATACTGCTGGCCAGTGTGTACCCCTGGGTTAGTCCGCTGGGGATTTCTACGCTCATTGTGTATTGTTGTTACAGGCCAGAGCTTCCGCCAATGGCCCATACCGAATATGCGCCATCCGTGCGAGCAGAGAGGTTAGCACGTACTGCCATGTATTGGCCATTATTTTGGTAGATGATCTTATCCGCGGTTGCAGTAAATACCTCTTCATGGATGTCAAACCATGTGCCTCCAACTTTGCCTTGGATTTTCAATGTGCCTCCAGAACTTGCGCCAGCGCATCGCAGAAAAAAAGTCCAGCCCCGTTCACGCTCGGCATTAAATTCTGCTCCTGCGCCCGTCGATGTTGCGGCATTGAGGAGTTGGATTTCGTGTGCTTTGTATAACATTTTATTGCCCTGGTTGGTTCATGCTAACCCCAGACCCTGCGCTAGTGATGCCGACAGAGGGAGAGCGGTAGGTAAGTTGGGAAGTGCCTCGCTTCTTTTTGGTAACAGTTCCCCTGGCAATTTTCCTTGGAGATTCCACAGAAGAAGCGACTTCCGTTGGTGGAGGAGGAGCTGGAGGAGGAGGGGGTGGAGGTTGTGGTGATGGGCCGCCGAAACACATGATTATTCGCTGGTTAAAATGTTCTCGTTCTGTTGTTTATGAATCCTTTTGAGGAAGTCAATGACACGCTGTTCACCTGCCATGACCCAGATTTGCCTATCGTCCCAATCGGTATCGGGACAACGGAGCGGAAACCTTTTAATCATTTCTTGGAGCATGTCAGTTGAGACTGTTGGGAATCCTTTCATTCCTACCACCTAGAATGTTCGCACGCACGAAGGCAAACTTTTTTTTATTTTTTCCTTTACAAGGCGAAATCTACACACATTGATAAACGGCGACCAACCGATTCATGTTGGAGAACAAAAGGACATTATGAAAGAACTAGCAAAAGCCCTGTTGAAAGCCAGGGCAGAGATGGGGAAGCTCATCAATAACGCAAAGAATCCTCACTTCCGTAGCAACTACGCTACGTTGGATGAGGTGATCCGGGTAGCCCAGGAACCTCTGGCAAGCAATGACGTATGTGTCATCGAGCGTTGCGTAAGCGGAGAGTCTTCCACGATCCAGCAACTTACAATGATTCATTGTGAGTCTGGAGAAGAAGTCACCAGTTCAATGGAGCTGGTCTGCAAAGACCCAACGAATCCTCAGCAGTTGAAAAGCGCACAGACATACGCTCGCCGGATGCTTTGGACAACAGCCGCTGGACTTGCGCCAGAGGACGACGATGGCAATGCCGCCAGCAGTGGCAGTAGCAATACCGCCAAGGACGCAGCCGCACGGCTTAGGCAAGCACTCGGTAGCAATGTTGAATCAGTCGAGCGATACGCACGATCCAAAGGCATCCTCGGAGAAGGTGAGCCATTGGAGAAGCTGGACATTAAATGGATTCTCAAGGGGTTGAGTAACCCAGAACAACTAATCGAAAAAGCAAATGAGCAATAAACTAGAGTACGTAGGGAAAGTCGTCAATGTTGGCGACATTGAGTTGGTCGGAACAGACCAGTTCCATAAGCAAACCTTCTGGGTTCTTGAAACTGGCGACTACGCCAAGCCCGTCGCCTTCGAGTTGATGGGGAAAGTCCTGGAAAAGATGAAGCCACTCCACAAAGGAGATGTGGTTAAAGTCTCATTCAACATCAAGTCACGTGAGTACAATGGCAGAAGCTACACCAACTTGAATGCGTGGAATGTCAAGGTGAAGCCAAAGACATTTCAGCCCGACGAGTTCGGGATAGACGATTCCGAAGAGGTTCCATTCTAATAATTTCTTCCGTTAAACAAATGGGGGGTGCGCATCCTACACGCACATTTTGAAAGGACACACATGAATATGATAATAGATATAGAGACTGGAGGCTGGTTAGACTGCCCATTCCAGTTCGACGAATCCTCGGTAGCTCTCGGAAACTTGAAAGACCCCGAGAAGATCGAAGCCAAACTTGCTGAGGCCAAAGGTAAGTGGGAAGAGAACATGGCATTAGCCGCTGAGACTGGAGAAGTCCTGGCGGTAGGAATCACGGAAGGATACAAGGACACCATCCTTGTTGGCCGAGAAAAGGACATCCTAATCGCAGCCTGGGGACATATCTCCCAACAACTTACTGCCCAGAGGTACGTTGTCGGTCACAACCTTTGTGGCTTCGACCTGCCCTTTATGATAAGAAGGAGTTGGGTCAATGGCGTGAAGGTTCCATTGGAAGTAATGAGGCATACTGGCAGATACCCAACTTGGCATAGCTGCATTAAGGACACCATGCTCCTTTGGGCGATGGGTGATCGCACCTTTATCTCGCTGGACAAGCTATGCAAAGTCCTCGGGGTAGGAGCTAAGGCGGAAAATTTTTCCGGGTCTATGTTTGCAGAGTACTGGAGGAGCGGCGATCAGGCTAAGAAAGACCTGGCCATTGACTACCTCAAGCAAGACCTCCGCTTAACCCAAGCAGTTTCAGAAGTATTGATATGAACCCAGACAACTTAGACAAAGCACGCAGTCTTCTTCTTGAAGAGATGAAGACATTGGACGAAAAGTCACTTGAGTACCGGATTCTAAAAGCAGCAGACCGAGCAATCGGAGCTGCAACCTGGAACCCGTATGAGTGTTTCAACATGATATGGGTAGCCTCCCATGACCTGGAGATAATCCGCAAGGAGATGGTTGCTAAAAAAATCGAAGACATGGAGAAGAACAATGAACTGGACGAGCGTTGATATAGGCGCAGGGAAGGCTGGCGTTGCCGAATGGTACGAGAACGATTTGATCCGTACCTATGTGGTCAAACCCTGTGGCAACAAAGGTGCGTACTGGAAAGGCGACAACAAGTTCGACACCAAGTACAAAGTATGGAACGCGGTTTGCGTTTGCAGCGAACTGGTCATAATGGAGCGTGGTGCTGGTAACAGACCGAACGTCATTAACGGACAGGCAAAACTCCGTGGATACCTGGAAGCAATTTGCGAGGCAACTATCGGAACTAAGCACCTGGAGGTCAACGTCTCGGAGTGGAGGCGGGTAATCAAGGAAGACCTGGGGATCTCTTGGCCTTGGGATAGCGCACGCCAGAAGGAGTTGGCGTTGAAGCTGGCTAAGGAGTTGTACCAAGTGGACGTAACCGAGGACGAAGCGGACGCAATTCTGTTGGGTCATGCCTCGATCCGTATGGGACTGAACAAGTTATGAAGCGTAAGAAAATCAGCTACTATCTTCAGAAGAAGATGAACAACGGCAAGCCGCCGGAGGAGATCCTGCGGAACCTGAAACTGACAGTAGGCCAAGTCCGGGATGCTATGGAAAAATACAAACCACTAATCTACAAACCATGAATACTACAAAAGAACTGAATGAAGGACTGAGGAAAATTGCAAGCTGGGCGCAACGCCGAGCAAAAGGCGACCATGATAATATTTCAACCCTTATGGGGCTGGAGAGGATGATGCGAGAACTGCGATATGCTATGAGGGATGACATTGTTACGCACACAAAATACTCCGTGATAGAAATCAACGTGGAAACCGACAAGGACATGCCATCCGAAGATGTGGATGAATTCATTCAAGAATTCCTAGATGATTTAAAAATTAACACAACCCTATGGAGTCCAGAAGGAGCAATGCACCTAACGGCAAGTGTACCCCATGAAGAACCAACGCCATGAACGAACAACTTGAACTCACATTCGACATACGGCTACCGGAGCCAAGTAAGACCAGGTCAATCGGGGAATCCTTCGAGATGTTCCATGAACTGAATCCTGCGGTATACCGGAACCTAGTCCTTTTATGCCGTCAACTGGCTGGACGAGGACGAAGGAAGATCGGGATGAAGATGGTCTTCGAGGTCTTGCGCTGGAACTATATGCTGGCAACGGAAGATCCGAACTCCGAGTACCGACTGAACAATAACTACACAAGCAGGTATGCTAGGTTGATCGGCCAACAGGAGCCGGACTTAGCTGGCCTGTTTGAGACACGGGGATTAAAAACACAATAACCTACACAGTAGCAGAATATTAAAACCATGAATCTTAAGTTCACAGTAAGGAAAAGTACCACATTGTTTTTACCAGCGTTGATCATTCAACAGGATCTTTCCGGCTATAAAAAAATGTTCAAAGATATTGAAGGCACACATTTAGGAAAAACGATTTCAAGGATGCTTCGAGAGGATGATTTAGAAGAGTTTTTTAAACAGTATGACATTAACCGCGGCTATAAGGATTGACAAGCACGGGCGCATAGGCAGAGTAACAAGCAAATCGGGAAGTGATGTTCCCATTTAGACTTATGAAACAATTTATCCATCCAAGGTTGAGAGCGAGGCTGCAAGTCTGGCCAAACATCACCGCACTCCCTTGGGTGGTCTATTTAGAAGGGATGCGAAAATGAGCATCAACGAGAAGAAATCCTTCCAACTTTACCATGACCTTGTTGGGATGGTCGGGGTAATGTCGGACGAACAAGCTGGCAAGTTGCTAAAGGCGATCTTGTCTTACGTGAACGCAGAGCCTTTAGAACTTGATGACCCTGTTGTACTGGTGGCATTCCAACCTGTGAAGCAGACGCTGGATCGGGATCATGAAGCATACAGGTTAAAATCAGAACAAAACCGAAAGAACGCCAGAAAGCGATGGCATGCGGACGCATCCAATGGCATGCAATCGCATGCGAATGGTATGCGAAAGGATGCGAATCATGCCGATACAGATACAGATACAGGTAAGGATACAGATAAAAAAACTTTACCCCCATTATCCCCCAAGGGGGAACAAGCTAAACGGAAAACCCAACTCTCTGATGATTGGCAACCTGACCTTGAGTACGCAAAGCAGTACGGCATGAACCCAGAGTTAGCTTTCGAGATCTTCTCCGATTGGGCAAAATCCAAGGGACATACCTACGCCGACTGGAACCTTGCATGGAAGAAGGCTTGCCGTGAATGGCTACCAGACCAATGCACCAAGGCAGTAGCTAATCAAGTCAGGTCAGGACAACCTAGCCAGCAATCCACCGGGGCGACCTGTCCCAAGGGCCGACCCTATCCTCCAGGATGTCACTACGACAAAGACCAACAGCTCCATCGTGGCCCTACCGGATGGGAGATAGACGAAGAGCGCATCATGAAAATGTGGCAAGACCTCGGCAACGAGGAGAACGCAAAACTTTGGAAGCCGTTCGATTGGGCGGACTTCCAGGACATGGAGGCGGCGATATGATTATCCAAACCGACCAGCTTGAAGTACCCTCGGCAACCGAGCATGAGAAGCGGTTACTCTCCTGCCTGTTCCTCGACAGTCTCAACGAAGGATTTCGTGGATGCTTGCGGAAGTCGGTCGCCCTCGGGGTCACCGAGGACACCTTCTTCAAACCATTGCACAAGCTGGTATGGCGTTCGATGTCCGCAATGAAAGACCAGCCGATCCCCCTCGACGAGCTTGCAATCATGGACTGGTGCAAGGCTAACAAGGAACCGGACATCCCCGAGTACAAGGAACTCAACGAGATCTTCAACAGTTGCGTCACCACCACCTGGTTTGAGCATTGGCTGGAGGTCTGCATGGACACCGAATCCAAACGTCAATTCCGTACCCTCGGAATGGAAGTTGCGCAAATGGCCTCAGAAGGGGCGAGCGCATCTGACATGGGTCTTGCTATGGAAAAGAAACCCAAGAGCCTTCTAGGGGCATCAGCGAACGCTATAAAGGCTGATCTGGCATCGGAAGCAACGAGTAACCTCATCGCCCTGAACAATTCCACCAATGACTTTATCGGAATCGCCACCGGAATTAGTGCATGGGACTACCTCCTCGGAGGCATACGTCCAGGGACTCTCAACATTATCGCAGCCCGTCCTTCCCGGGGTAAGACAACCATAGCCCTGCAAGTAGCACTCAATGTGGCCACCATTAACAAGCGCATCCGGTTCTGGTCGCTTGAAATGTCACCACTACAACTCCTCAACAAACTCGCCCTCAACTTGTCAGGGGTAATGTACCAACGTGCGAAGGACGGGCTGCTATCCAACCAGGAACTACGGAACTACGAGAATGCAGCCAATGCCATCTCGAATATGCCGATCGACATCAGCAAAGATAGCAACGTGACTGTCGCACATATTGCAGGACAACTTCACCGAGACCTTGCACTCAACTCTGAGGAATCCAAGCCGGAGTTGGTCATCGTGGACTACCTCCAGCTAATAACCCCCGCCGACCGAAGAGTACCACGGGAACAGCAGATCGCACAGATGACCCGTGACCTCAAGATGATCACCAGGGACACGGGCGTGCCTATCATCCTCCTGGCTCAACTCAGCCGTGAATGTGAGAAGGACAAACGGGAACCGAGAATGTCCGACCTCCGTGAAGGTGGAAGTTCCGAGCAGGATGCCGACACCATCACGTTCCTCCACCACGATGAAGCCCTCGGTGAGTTTGGCCTCCGTCTTCTGGTTGCAAAAAATAGAGAAGACAAAACTGGCAAAGTTGAGGTAACTTTTAATCGTCCCCTTTCAAGGATCTATACAACCAAATGAATCCGTTCAAAGCACCACCACAGACGCAATATACATTCCTGTCCCTTGGGGCAGGAGTACAAAGCACCTGCCTTGCGCTCATGGCAGCACGTAATGAGTTGCCAGGAATCAATATAGATGCAGCAATCTTTGCGGACACACACGCCGAACCCGCCTCTGTTTACAAGCATCTCGAATGGCTGGAAGGGGTTCTCCCATATCCCGTCCACAGGGTAAGCAAAGGCAACTTGACAGAAGAGTCTCTGCGAATACGCAAACGGCAGTCTGGTGCAGGGCATTGGGTCAAGAGCCTGTTGCCTGTTTACACGCTGGAGACGGACGGCATAGAACGCAAAGAGGGTCATGTGGGTAGAGCTTGCACATACGACTATAAGGTCACGCCTCTAACAAAAAAGCAAAAGGCACTGGCCAGCATCAAACGGGCGCAGGACTACGTGACAGTCACCACCCTCATCGGTATTTCTATGGACGAGATACAGCGGGTCAAACCAAGCCGACTCAAATGGAACCAGCATAGGTGGCCTCTGATCGAGATGGAGATGAAGCGGCAAGACTGCATCAACTGGATGAAAGACAAAGGATACCCGGATTGTCCGAGGTCGGCTTGCTACTACTGCCCTTACCACTCCAACAAAGAATGGCGACGACTACGCGATGATGAACCAGAGGAGTTCCAGAGGGCCATTGAGTACGAGCGTAGGCTCCATGCAGTCAATGCGGTCACTGACAATATGAGGGGAAAACCATTCCTTCATAACTCTCGTGTCCCTCTCGATCAGGTGGACTTGGAGGATGACGACCCACGCCAGATGTGGCTATGGGGTAATGAATGTGAGGGTATTTGCGGAGTTTAACCTATCAATGTAATTATGAAACACAAAAATCCACGCCTCAGTGAAGCCAGAATGCGCAGCAAATATATGCACCCACGTAACAAGGGTGATGACCGCAAGCGCATTGTAAATGTTGATAACTTCGAGGACATAGACGAAGCCTTCCGCAACTTCTTCGCCCGTCGAGGCATGAACCCGCCCAGGGTTAGTAGTCATACCATCGAGGGTCTGGGAATTGAGAAGGAGCGGACGTACTAACTGAACATGTACTTGGCGGTGAGGATATTCTTCATCGCCATCTCCCCTCGCTCAGGCTCCAGTCCTTCCAGCATATCGCAAGCGTACTGCTTCATCTCCTCGACCCAATCCGTCTCGGTGAAAACACTGTGGCACACCCGGCGGATGGTCTTGTTTACTCTGAGGTAATCAGCGGCGAGGGTAGCGTAGCAGTCATGGACTGTTGCAATCGCCCGCACTCCCTTCGGCAACTCGTTCACAACCTTGTGAAGCACCCCCGCATCCAGGCTGTGGACGAAATTAGCTGGAGAGGACGCGCCTTGCTTCATTATGTCGTAGTCCCCGGTGTCCTCGTGTATGGTCAGGCCGATCTTGTTGTTATTGTACAGGCACTCAATGCGCCTGGATGTCTTCTTGAATTTCTGTGTGGTCACAGGGAATCCACTCGGCGATTTCCATGCAAACCCCCTCTGTGCCTTGGCGTTCATTATCCCAATGTGCCTGATAAACTTCATCAACTTCTCCGGCTTCTCCGTGATCCTGATGACCTCGCTCATAACGATCCTCGCCATCAATACGCATGATTTGAAGGCCAGGTCGCCCAGGTAGGGAGGCATCCCGTCACCAGTCCGCTCATAGTAGTAGTTCGCCAGGTGACGCACCGCACTGTAAGCCCTGGAACCAAAGGGTCGGGTCATCACCAGTGGCTTGATCATGTCCCTGGTCATGCCGATCTTCTTCCAAGGCATAATCAGATAGTTTCTGCTGCCATTAACTGCGTTCTCTACCCGCTCCAGGATGTACTGATAGAGATCGGTCGGCTCGTCCTTCCTGTGGATGTTCACAAATCTACCTACGTCCTCGTCCTTGCAAGCCATCGCCAGCATCTGGTAGCCATTACATGACCCGTCCATCGACACGGGCAGAGTGGACCGGTAGCTATGGTTATCCTCCACCTTGTCGTACTCGAAACAGAATGCCAGGAATTGCCAGGGGTCTTTGGCATCCCTCCAGAATGTACTGTCCTTCGGGTTCATGGCAGCGGAAACAATGTCCTGGTCGTGGTCCTGCACCCACTGGATGCGCTCCTCATGCGTCCCTTTGATGCCGTACACGTTCGCCCCGTGTACATAAAGCCACTTCCAGCCGTGTCCTACCTTTTTACCCGTAGCAAAGTGTAGCAAACCCCGTTGCAGGTCGTTCCCCTGGTAGTTCAGAGCCTGGGGTATCATGTAAACTCTCCCCCGGAAGTCGCAGTTGTGCGGGTAGTAGAAGGTTTGATCCTTCAGCAGCTTGGCATGGCTTATTGTCCGCAGGTTCGCTACCATCTTGTGCCGGATCTCGGCATTCAACCTGTGGATGATCGCCCGATTGTCGATGATTTGTTTCCTAGCCGCGGTACTAAGTTGCCCGAAGTCCTCAACCTCTGGTAAGTCGTAAGGCTTCATCCTCCCCAGGCATCCTATCTGCTGTCCCGTCTCTGCTGCCCATTGTGCTACCTCCAGAACCTCTTTATTTACCTGCCAGGGTACACGTTGCAGCCTATTGACCGCACTTACCGCCTCCCCCATATCGGCAAAGTCGTACTCCCTCCCGTGTAGGCGCATGTTCTTGACGAACGTGATCTTGGCCAGCCCATGTTTGTACCCGCCCTCGTCGTGGTGAGTCCAGGGGATCGGTTTCTCAACCATCGGCATGAGTACCGGGCGGAGCAATTCAAATTGGCTGTTAAATTCCCTTATCCACTCCAAACATTTCGGCGTGGCCACGATGTACACGATGTCGTAGCTTTTTTTTGACTCCCGCTGCGCGTGTTCCTGGATAAAATGGGTGCTTCTCCTCACTACATCCAGCAACCAAGCCCCGATCCTCGCCCTGTCCTCGATCCTCCATTCTTTGTAAGGCTTGTCCTTAGTCCTGGCGTGCTGTTTGTAGATTTTGCGGGCTATCTCCCGGAATCCCTGCCGCCGAGACTTGGCGACCCATTTCCTGGCCTCCTTCCATACATCTGGGTGCTGATTCTCCAGCCAGAGGCAGCGGTCCTCGTCCTGCAACGCCTCGCCGATCATGTTGATGGCCTTCGTGCGCTTGGTTTGTACGCTGATGATGTCCATCACCACCTGGATGCCTATAAAGGCCAGCTTTTCATCACTAATCCTGTGCAGCAGAGGCAACCACTTAGGCGTGTGATATATGAACTCGTTGTAATACTCCCGGGTGCGCTTCACCTCCTCCAGGATAGGCTCCAGCCCCAAAGCAGAAAGCCGCCTCCCGTAAGGTGAGCGGCTCTCCATGTTGCAATTCCTAACTGTCTCCAGTTGGTGACGATACCGAGCCTGTCCGGATTGTACCATCAGTTCGTCTAACTTTTCCTGGTTCATAGGTGCGTCCAGAGTGTGTAGATATACACCGCAACCATGCCAATCATAATGAATGTGTAACGCATTGTGTCCTTTGTTGTAAAAATTATGCTGCTCGTTGGCTCTCCCCGGAGCAGCCACAGGTCAAGTAGGTTCCATAATAACCACGGCCATAGTCAAAGCCTGAAGAGGTACTATCCCCTGGGCAAGCTATTTTTTGCCGTATAGTAAATGCCAAGCCACACGAAGAAGGCGGTCATGGCGGTGGATCCGTGAGATGTCCTTCATTCCCATCCCCTTTCACGCTTGCGTATCTTCCGCATCCGTTGCGTGCTGAAGTAGTGGACGATTGTAAGGGTGATGGCTCCGCCCCATCCTATCGCCCCCAAGGTGAAGAGGGCGTAGATGGCGATTTCTTTTACTGTCTCAGTCATGATTTGCCTTTCGTTTGTTTTGGTTTGTCGAGGTGGAACATCACCTCATGAGTGAATAGGACGGCATTGCAGTTATCGCAACGGCGTTCCCTGATGATTCCCTTGGTGATCCCCTGGTCGTCAGCCTCCCTGATGCACCTGTCCTTATGGTGCTTTGCGTGTAGGTTGCCGATGTCCCGGGAGTTCGTCACCCGCAGGGAGTGTTTACAGAGTGGGCAGGTCTTCATTCCTGCTCCTCCCTGTCGAGTAGGTAATCCTCGGTCCTGTCTTCGAGGAAGGCATCCTCTGGTTCCCTGTCGAGGTAGTCATCGTACCGCTCGGCTTGGCGGCATCTGTCGAGGTAGTCGCTACTGTGAAACATGGTCTTGTCCTTTGGTTTGGGGTTTATTTCTTCAATTTTTCTGACCGAACGAAAAATGGGGCACCATTAGTTACGCTTCCCAGTTCCTCATGTATTGCCATTACCCTTGTGGAAGGAGCCCAGTTCCTCCAGTGGTCAAAGGGGAAAACGGCGGTTCCCTTTTTCCCGTTGATAGATTCAATTTCAATTTCTATTTTTTGCATGGTTTTCTATTGGTTTGCGTTTGGGTTAAACCTGCTTGGTGAACGGCTTCATGGAAGCCAGGAATGAGTTGGGCCGTTCTGGGGTCTCGTCGAAATAACCTTCGTCCTGGGCCCAGAGGAACAGCTTTTCCTCCAGGAAACGGAGCGTGGCCTCCGACTTGTCGCCTCCCCCGATGTAGTCCCGGTCCCCGATTTCCAGGTAAAATTCCCGGTGATCGTAGTCGATTTGTAATTCCGCCCCTTCTTCCCCATAAAGGAGGCAGGGTATGTCCGAATGCGGAGATATGCCAAGGCGGCGGGATAAGCGGAAGAGGTCAAGATGGGTTTGGTTATTTTGCATGGTTTTGTCCTTTGTTTGGTTGGTTATTTAATACCCCAAGTGAAGTAGGATGTGTGGCCGAGCTTTTTCCAGGAGGTGAACCCGGCGTTGACCAGAGCCTTTTCGACGTATTTTGGCAACGTGCATTTGGTGCGGAATACCCATGTCGCCCCCATATCCTGGGCGCGTGTTCGTTGTCCCGCAGTCATGGGCGCGGAGTTTACGTCCATGAGAACTAAAGTTCGAGTGTGTTGTTTGCAGTTTGCGATGATTTTCTTGTGGTTCATAGGTTTTTTACTTTCTATTTGATAGATTTGCCTGTTCAGAAAATGGTGAGGTCCCAGGCTATAACCTCCCATTGGTTTACCTTCCGGGTTTTGCCAGTCCGCTTGCTGTAGGCTGTAGACTGGCCAGCAATGGCCAGGGATAACCCGGCCTTGCGTAGCTCCTGCCCGTGGGCCTTCCATCGTCGCCAAAATAGCTTGGAAGGAATCCCCTTGCGAACCAGTCGGTCCTTCCCCTTGTTGGTGCGGTAGGTCTCGATCCCCTGCCAGTCCACGCTGGCAAGGGTCGATTGGAGGGTTTGCGTTGTCATTCGCTTGACCTCCTTAGAATTGTGACACAATCACCCCGCCGGAAAACTCGACAAGCTGGCCATGGTCCAGGATATGGGAGCGGATTAGTTCTTCTATCTCCTCCTCCTCTTCATCACCTTCTAAGTCGATACCGGCGCGGTCATATAGGAGAGTTGCGACTTTGTTACTTGTAAGTGTTTTTTTCATGAATTTTTACTGTTTTGGTTATTGGTTTGGTTAGGTTCCCATCCACCCACCCGCTTGCCTTAAAGCGCGGCTCTTTCAAGAAGCAAAGGTGAAGTCGGCAACCGCGCCGCCAAGATTATTGCAATCATTGGAGCGAGCAAACTCTTGCTCGTTGTCCATATCGACACAAAAGCCTAAGCCGTTGCGTTCCAGGAAAGCGTCCACTTCCTGAATTTCCTCCTCCTCCATACCGGAAGAGTCGCCGTTTACTAAGTAACAAGCCCAGTATATGGGCAAGGTGTATTTTTTGAACTTCATGGATTTTTTCTTTCTAGGTTATAGGTTTTTTACAGAACCACTACCTCCGTTTGTCGGTAATTGGACTCATGCCAGATTTCTAACACAGACTGAGGATCGCATTGGAAGACCAAGCATCGCTCAAGAACGAGCGCAAGATCGGCCGCGTATCCCCCGCCATGCAGGCAGGGTAATACAAAGGAGGAAAAAACCTCTTCTCCATCCGGTCCCTTCCACCAAGATCCTTCGTGAGGGGTTATTACATCCCCATCGTGGTCAAACTCTCCGCAGACTTCAGGTATATATTCTGCAACGTCGCCGATGTAATATGCTTTTTTCATTATTTTTGGTTTTCTACTGTTTATGGATTTGACTGATTCACCGGTGAACTATTCCCGGCGAATATCCAATACAATCCCACAACATTTGGGGCGAGTCAACAAATATTCCAAAATATTTTTGCCACCATACCATATAATAGACACGCGCGAGCCTTACCCTCTCGCAACTTTTTTCCGAAAAAAAATACAACCCCGAAAAAAACATCCCGATTTTTTCCACCCCGATTTATTTTTTCAACGGCCTTATTTTCCAGCGAATATATTTGCATGCAAACTGTCGACAACTTGCAAGGTTTCCTAGTGGACAGTTGACAAGCTGGACAGTGGACAGATTGCAAGTGGAACAAAGTTGCAAGGTTGATAAAATTGCAAGCTGATCAAAAGGATATCCGCTACAACACACACGCGCTAACTTACCGCGCCTAACTTAGATACCGCCCAGGTATGCAGGCGCCATAATCAACGCGCGCCTAACTTATACCCCGCCCCTTGCAATCGACCAGCATACAGACGACATCCCCCAAGGGGGGTAGATGTTGCGGCG